CCTTGTTTAGTAAGTCATCTGCCATGGGGGTTTCCTAGTATATCTTTATGTCTGTGTTGAATGCTTTAGTATACGGATACAGGTGCCACGCGAGATAGCAGAGGGAATCACTAACATGCGTCAAGAGCTTATCTGTCTTCTGGTCCAAATCGTTCCCCTTCCAAACTACCTTCTCTAAGTCATTGATTAGTTTTTTACACCTAGGGTGAATTATAATGCGCTTCTCTTCAAATAGTCTATTGAGGTTATTCACTCTGTCTGTGCAGTATGGGTTTTTTGTGGGCAGGATTGCGTTAGAGCCGAAGTTTTCCCTAAGGATGTGGAAATCGGACTTGCCAGAGGTCTTTCGGTTCTTACCAGTGGAGTCGGGCGCTATGTATATCTGCCCAGAGGTCTTCTCTCTTATCGCCTTAACCATCTTTGGGGTGTCTGAATTCCTTAAGAATACCTCATCCCATACCCAGATCTTGTTATCAGCAACCTTGCAAAGCACGGCCGAACCAGGGTCAACGTTGAAGTCTTGTCCAATGAACCAAGCACCACCAGGGCGCTCGAATGTGCGAACGTTATCCTCTCGAACAAATTGATAGTAAGCCTCGCCATCATCCGCATCAGCATACTCGCCATACAAGAATCTCTGCTTATCCTTCTCTGGTAGCTTCTCTAATATCTTGAGATAGTTCTCATCTATGTTCTCTAAGTTGTCCCCTGGATTCATGATGATCTTGGCATAGTCTCTAGGATCAACGGGCTCTTCTGATAGTGGGTCAAACCCTTTCTCGAAAAGATGATATGCCCAGTGGCGTTTGGTCGGTGGGTTCTGATCGTAGTATATCTTTTTCTTAAGGGAGTTCTTCTCTGCTAGACGTGTCTTTGCGATGTTCACTGATTCAAGATCTAACTGCGAACACTCGTTAAAGAATAGGCTTGAGTATTCCTTGCCTAGTATCTTCTCTGTTCTCATCTTGTCATCTAGTCCAGCGAACCAGATCTCGGAACCATTAGGGAACTCTAGGAAGTAATCGGTCTTGTTATAGCTAACCCCGCAGTCAGGAAAGCATAGGCTATGAACCTTGGGGACTGTATCCATCCAAAGAGATGTCTTGATGTGATTGAACTTAAACCTTAAGCAGGCGTGTCGTGACTTAACCTTACACGCCCTAATGAACAGCGCATAGATGATCGTGAATGACTTAGCTGATCGAGATCCACCGAACAACATGTTGTGGAGCTCAGGCCCTGCGAGCATGTTGATAGCTTCGATTTGCTTAGGGGTTTTTCTAAAGGTCTCTATCTTGCTGGTCGATGTTGATAGCTATTGTGCCTGATTGGATTACTTCGTTCTTGTCTACTTGGTCCAGCATGTTCTTACCTAACCAGATAAGCATGGTCACGTTTCCGTCGAGGGCTATGTCTACTTGCTTGGCAAATAGGTTATGCTTGGTCTTAGCCATCTTTTGTCGCCTATACTCCGTAAATGTAACGCCGTGTTTCTCTTTAATCCGCTTAGATAGCGTGTCTTCAGAGCATCCTAATATGGCGGCAACATCTTCTGCCCAGGTCTTGTACTGGCAGGCGGCGTCTATAACTCGCCAATCTTTATCGTCAAACTCAATCTTAGGTCTACCCATTGTCATTGGTTAAATCCTTGTAAGTTTCTCCGCTAGATTCTAGCATGGCCTGTTTGCCTGTGTAATCTTGCCATCGCTTAATTATTACATCGCAGTATTGAGGGTCTAGCTCCATTCCATAGCACTTACGGTTAGTCTTCTCGCAAGCTATTAGGGTTGAGCCTGAGCCTAGGAAAAAATCACAGATAACAGAGTTCTTATTGGAACCAATAAGTAATTGGTTTGTGATCATCTCAACTGGTTTCATGGTAGGATGCAGTCCTTCTTTTGACCTTCCGTATTCCATAACCCGTGAATAATTAACAGAAGAAAGTCCGCTATTGAATATAGATTTCTTTCTACACACCACCATATATTCGATATCAGGTCTATGCGCACTATTTATCGGAATCCCGCCGGGTTTTTTCCAGACAAGCACCCAAAAACTACAACCAAAATCTTTGGCCCAAGCTAAATAATCTGGAAGTAAATCTTTGTTACAGAATATATAAGCATTGATCCCTCTGTTGAACACCACTGGAAGCACTCCCAAAAACCCTTTCGGGTCAAAGTCGCATAGGTGTTCAATTTTATCAGACTGGGCCCGTAGTGACTTACCAAGGTCACCACCACCCCCGCGTTGTGTGTTTTGGTTATAAGGAGGGTCAGTAAAAACTAAGTCGGCCTTCTGTCCATCCATTAGCTTTTCAACACTGTCTATTAGAGTGGAATCCCCACACATAACTCTATGATCCCCAAGTAGCCACACGTCCCCAAGTTTAGTTACGGGTTCTTCTGGTATCTCAGGTACAGCATCTTCATCTGACTGAGGCTCTAATAATTCCACGTCCAGGTCTAGGTCACGTAGTCCTAATAGGTCCAAGTCCAGATCGAATTCTAATTCTTTTAAGTCGAGTCTCGTCTGGTCTAAGTCAAACTCTGCCCACCGGGCTATCTCATTATCTGCTGTTAAGTGCTGATACTCTGCCGCTTCTGATTCAAAGTCTTGGTAGTCAACGGGAACTTCTTCCATCCCTAAGCGTCTGGCCACATCTAATCTGCCATGGCCCACAACTATGAAGCCTGATCTCTTACTAACGGTGATTGGGTGCCTGAACCCTGAGTACTTAATTATCTTGGTTAGTCGTTCAAGTTGTTCTTCTGGGTGTTTATTGTTGTTCCTAGGATGCGGAACTAATTTCTCAACAGGGACAAGCTCATCATAAGCGCATTTAATTTCCATATTTAAAAATGCTAGACGGAATCAATCTCCTGTGTCAAGGAATTGGCGGTTTCCTGTATGTTGAGTAACCACCCCTTTCTCGAATGGCCCTAGCTAAAAGTCTTTCTTCTCTAGTTTTATATTTTAATCTGTGGTGCCTAGTGTGTTCTCCTGCCTCCATTAACTCAAGGTTTTCATAGCTGTTGTCTTTTGTATTGTGGTTTATGTGATGCACAAAATATCCCTCAGGTATCTTCTTTTTGTGGTATTTCTCCCATAGATACCGGTGCAGTAATACTCTTCTTATTTCCCCGTTTTTGTTTTCCCTTAGTTGGTCATAAAGAGGTGCTTTATGCAGTCTTAATCCTGGTTTTATTCTAGACAGGTTGCCACATTCACGTGAACACATAGAACGTTTGGGGTCAGTGTAATAGTAGTCAAACTTTTTTAGACAATATCCACAGGTTAGAATTTTCGGGGTTTTTCTTTTACTCACAAAGGTTTATATACCATCGCATTTAATATCTGAAAATAGACGGGGCAATTCCATCCATAGAAAGTAAAGTACCCCGGGGAGACGGGAAGGCGATGCGCCTTAATTACAATTGTTCTCTAGTAGTCGCTGTGTTGCATCTAATATTTGCTCATACTGACTGTAAGGATTGTAAGGGCTGTAAGGATTATAAGGTCTGGGTGTGTACTTGTGTTTCTCGGGCTCAGGCTCTGTCACTGTTATACCGTACTCGGTAGTCTCAAATGTATAGACGTCAGTCTCTCCCGGGACCAGGTTTTCGTAGGGGTTTATGATTACCAATAGGTATAATATTACTATCAGGTTCTTCATCTTCCATATCCTCCCATAGCCAACGCCTCGCTTCAAAGAGCTTCTTTTCACAGGCATCCACGCCGGGATAATCCCCTGGTGGGATAGTGCTAAAGACATCAGTGATTAAAGAGAGGACCTCATCTATATAAGAAAAACCATGCTCCCCTGAGAGATGCTCTCGGAGTCCTTCAATACGGTTCAGGATAGGGTCACCTTTGAAGGGATACTTTAGAAGCTTCACAAAATTATTGTGCTGGGTGGGGTGTGTTATTACAACGCAGTTTTCTTGTCCAGAATACCGTACTGCGCTACTTGTTTGATATTCCGTGTAATTTATAACCTAATTACTTGTGGCAATAATACACGATCTCCCGTGTCCAGATGTAGGCAAGACTTTCAC